CGGTAATTCCACCCGCTACTACCTATGTTACTGTGCCTGCGGGTTCCGATATTTGGACCGAGATTATCGATCCTCGTACTCCTTGGAGATAGCGTGTTAGTATCAGAAATTGCAACTCGCGTCAAGGATCAATTCGGGGACGATGGTGGTGCAGTAATTACTGACGCTAGAGTAATTCGATGGGTTAATGACGCGATGAGGGATATCGCGCTTAATAATAACCTATTCCTTATACGTGCTACGGCTGCTGTTGTCCCTGGACAAGCAGAGTATCAGGTTCCGGCTAATATCTTGACTGTTCATAGTGTAAAGTTTCAAGGTCGAAAGTTAATTGAACTTAGTCAAGCCGAGGCTGATGGATTTCAAGCAGATAGTTCAGTAGTACCTAGCGGTGTCCCTACGCATTATTGGCTGTTTGGTACAATTTTAACCCTATATCCTGCACCTAACTTAACTGACCCTAATGATTTACTTATGCAGTATACTCGTACACCTACAGAAGTAACTCTTGTTACCAATACGCCCGAAGTACCAGTACAGTATCACAACCGTATTGTTGAATACTGTATCGCTCAGGCAGCAGAATTAGATGATGATGAAGATAGATATGAGCGCAAGATGAATCGTTTTGCTTCAGGTGTTCAGCAACTTAAAGATAACGCTGAATGGGGAGCACACGACTTTTATCCTTCCATTACAGCCGGCCCAGCAGATACGGGCTATTATGGCGCTGATGAATTAGTTTGGTAAGTAATCCTTGCTTTCTGTAGGAAGTCCTAGTAAGGTGTCCGTATGAGCGTTCAGCCCTTTAACACGGTTTACGGGGACGGCTCTAGTTCCGCAACTACAGGGACAGTCGATCCTTTAGGGTACATTACTCGGGAGTTAGAGCGTCGGCGCAAGATGTATCAGGGTGGGACAGACGGACAGTCTGATACTCGTTCTGGATTAGCCGCAGGTGCGCTACAGAACTCCCCTGTAGGCGCTACTCAGGGGCAACTTGATGCTGGTTCTCAGCAGATTCAGCAGGTACAGCCTGTTGCTCAGGTTGCGACGTCTCCTAATGGTACGTTACAGTTTCCTGGATTAGAATTACCTGTTGATTTAGATTTAACTCAACAGCGTGGTAACTATTTACAGGGTTATAATCAAGAAGTAAGTAACAATAATACTACGCTACAGCAGGCTGCACAACAGCGTCTTCAACAGCAGAATCAGTTAGATCAGAATATTCCTATGATGTTCAGGAATCTTATTAATGGGTTCTCAGGTAGGGGTATGGCCTATTCTTCTGGTTATGGTCGTGGTGTTGTTAACACGAACCGTGACATTTTAGGCGCACAGAATGATATTGACGTAGGCTTTAACAATGCTGCAACAGGTGTTAATCAGGCTAATACTTCGGCTCAGCAAACATTCTTGCAGCATCTAGGTGATATTGGCATAGAGCAAGCACAACGCGCTGCTAGTAAGGCCGGAAATCTTGGCCTTGATCCTAACTACGTTGATCCTGCTGGACAGGCTGCTCCGGCTGCTAGTACTCCATTAGGATATAGCGGCGCTGCACCTGCACCTAAGCCTCCTGCACCTAAGCCTAAGACTCCGACTAGAGCAGAATACCTTAAGGATCACCCGGTTTTACAGAGCAAACTTAAGAATCCTGCCGAGTTACGACTCTTTCTTAAGAATCATCCTGATATTGCTGCCGCTTGGGCGAGGTACTAATGGCTGCTAGAAAAACACCGACACCTCGCTTTAATGCGGCTAAGGCTCGTGTTATTGCTCGGGCCGATGCGGCTAAGGCTAAGAATAAGGCTACAAAGTCTGCGCCTCCTATTAAGCGCGGTGGACTAGGTGGTCCTGATGCTGGTCAAATTACAGGCCAGAAGTCCCCTGGTGGCGGCGGTTTAATCAAGACTACACGTTCTTTGTCTAAGCCGGGTCTTCACCCATCTAAGTCTTTTTTACCTGGTGAGCGTACTATCAGTGGGGCTAAACTTACTAGTCAATTAAAGAAGAAGGTTCATAAGCAGACTGTTGCAGCGAATAAGAAGGCTGCGGAAAAGGCTGCCAAGAACACTCCGGCTGGGGGCTCCAAGAATAATCGGAGAGGTAACCCTCCTGCCCGTAATGGCTCTCCGAACGGCGGAGGCCCTAGCCGGAGCCGTAATAAGAACAAGAACAAGAATAACAATAAGAATAGAAATACCACTACTAATACTAATACATCGACTACGCCAACTACGCCAACCAATGATAAGACTGATTTAGCAAAGGCCAATCGATCTGTAGACTTACAACTTAACCCTACACTTAATGAGTACCTTCGTCAAATTGATGCCGCTAAGTCGGGTTTGACGAGCGAGACTAACCAAATCAATACGGCTAGTGGACGTACTCAGAGTGACCTTGGTGCTATTTATGAGCGTTTAGGTAACTACCTGAACGGCGTAAATGGTATGGCTAATCAGAATATGACTGATAGCAATAACAGTGTTAAGTCTATGTACGATAACTTAATTGCTAATCAGCAAAGTATGGGTCAAGCAACTCAAGGTGCTGCTGGGTCTGAATTGCAGCGTATGGGCTTGACTGGCGCTACGTCTATGAATCCCCTACAGAATGATGCAAGTCTCCTTACAGGGCTTGCTCAGACGAATCAGGCTAACGCTAGTGCTACTGGTCAGCAGGCTCAAAGTAATGCTCAAATGTTACAGGCACTTCTTGGGGGTGGCGTACAGACAGAAGGTGCGTCACAGAAGTCTACGGCATTAAGGGCTGCTCAGGACGCTATTGCACAGGCTCAGCGGGCTGGTAATCAGAATATCAGTCAATTGCAGGGCCAGTACGGTGAGACTCAAAGCAAGCGCGGTTCGATGCTACAGGAGATGCTCGATACTATTGCTCAGACCCGTTACGAGCAGACTATGGAGCAGAATCAGCAAGGCTTTGAGAACAGTATCCTGCAAGGTAAGTTAGGTTTACAGCAGGCTGAGTTGACTAACCAGTCTAATTATCAGCAGGGACAACTCAAGGAAACTGCTAAGGAACGTCGTGCTCGCATGCGAATTGAGCGCCAAAAGTTAGCAGATAAAACAGCAGAGCGGGCTAATCAAAACGAACAAAACGCGTTGGATCGTTTGACTAAGTTACAGACTTCTGCTAGCCAAGGCACCTATAAGCCTACAGGCATTGCTGGGGCTATGGACTTAGTACAAAAGACGGCTCGGACGCCTAATGAGGCGAGTAAGATACAGGCTATCTTACGAACTGTTCAGAATCAAGGTCGTACTCGGCATCATTCTGGTGCTCAGTATGACTCTAGTAACTATGGCAATTATGGTCGAATCCTTAAGATTACGACTGGACAGTTGAAGAATTGGGGGATTGACAGTACTGTTAACCGACGTATCCTTGCTGATGCGCTTTCAGCATTCTTCGGTAAGTACGGTGGTACATAATGGCTAGAGTTAAGACGCGGAGTACCGCTGTTAAGTCTAAGTCTGTAGGTCTTGCAGATGCCGCAGGTGGCATTCAGGTTAAGAATATTTGGCCCGATGTATCATCTACGGCTAATTATGCCAAGACTATTCAGTTAGACTGGAACAAGGTATTCAAGCAGATCGCTACAAAGGACCGCAAGTTTGCTGCCGAGCAGGCTGCGGCCCTTAGTGCGTCTTTAGCCGGTACTGAAAATATGGCGCAGCGTACTGCGCGTCTAAACAATGCTTTGATTAATGGTGCCACCTCTGTAGGCGGCACTCAGGATTCGTCTACGCCAATTACGCAGCGATCCACTAAGGGCATGAGCGCCATTTTTGCTAATCTGCAAGAGGGTGCTATTCAAGACTTAGTGCGTGCTACCCCCAAGGGTCAGAAGAGTAAGGGTACAGGTTATTGGGGTCTTACTCCCGAGAATGCTGAACTCTTTGAGCGTATGAAGCAATCAGAGTGGGACTTAGAAGAGATGGGGAAGAAGCCCCACAAGTCTCATACCAGTATCTTAGACCGTGTGATGGACGTACTTTCACGCGGCGGTTATGCTACTGCCAATACGACTAAACGTGGATTTGAAGAGTTTGCTTACGGTGGCAAGGACTTCTCTAAGGGTGCTAAGGGTGGGGATATTAGCGATACCCTGACTGAGATGGGTAAGGGCTTTTGGAAGGGTCTTAGTGGTCAGGAAAAGACTACATTCGCTGAGGTTGAGCAAGATATTGCGGATACGATTCATGCCAAGAATCGTGGCGAGACTGACGCTCGTAAGATCAAGCACGGCGAAGGCCATATCAATCCTATTCTTAAGTTTACTACTGGCCTAGCCGCTGATATCTTTATGGACCCAACTACCTACTTAGGCGTGGGCGCCTTAGCGCATGTAGTTGAAGGTGGTAAGGGTATTAGAGGTATTGCTAAGTTTGGTGGTATCAAGGAGTCGCGTGATGCTATTGCGCAGACTAGAGAGATTCACAAGCATCTCGATAAACTGCTTGACTTAGACCTTGATGCCGTTGGTTACAAGACCCTTGATGATGGGTCCGGTGTCGTTGGTAAGTTAGCCAAGGATAAAGATATCCGTCGTCAGCAGGTAACTAACTGGTTCCTGGGTGCTCGTAATAAGGACGGTACACCAGTAGCCCGAGAGGCTATTGCTGCACAACTTAAGGAAGCAGAAAACTATCTAGCGTATGCATCCAAGGCTGCTATTAGAGAGAATAATACAGCGGCTAAGGCTGCACTCGACATTGTAGGTAGTTCTGAGTTTTTGCAGAAGAGTGCAGCCAATATGTACAAGTCTGTGGAAGCCACGGTCGCAGCAGACTTGCTCAAGGATATGGCTAACGAAGGCAAGAAGTTTGTAGACGTACCTGTAGTGGAGAATGTTCCTGCTAAGGTTACGTTGAATCCTACTAAATTAAAGGCTCGCAAGGCTGAGGTTGCCAAGGAAATCTCTAAGATTAAAGCTCGTATTACTAAGTTAAAAAAGGGTACGGTTAAGCATAAAGGCTCTACTTCTGCTAAAGCAGGTAAGGTAGAGATTCATCCTACAGATAAGATTAGGCTTAACGGTATCAAGAACAGCATTAAGAAGTATAAGAAAGACGTTGAACTTAATGGTGGAAAACACGTACCTCTTGGTATCTATTTCTCTGATAGGCAGGTTGATGTTATTCGTGAGGCTTTAGGTCACAGTAATAACATGGCTATCGCAGCAGGAAAGTTTAATCCAGATGAGGTAGTGCCTGCTGTAGAAAAACTCTTTACCAAGATGAGTGATGATATCCCTGAGGTTAAGGGATTTGAAAATGCTGATGAAGAGATTAAGGCCCTTACTGATAGGCGCTATGACTTAGAGAATGAGATTTATCAGGCTGAAACACACGGTGTACCTATTGGTGATAAGGCTCCTGATGAGCGCATCTTTGACGTTCAGTGGCAGAAGGCTAACCATGCCGAGGCTCAAGCCGCTACTGCGCATAACCTAGCGCTGCAAAAGGAACTCGAATCTCGCCTTGCATCTATTAGACCTCATGCTGTTGATGAGGCTCAGGCTACTTTGTTAGAGAATTGCATTACGTATATTGACCCTAACGTACAGAGAGTTATTCAGGTACGTTTTGGTGGTATGTTCGGTAGTGGTGGCGCTGTACTGGCTACCTTTAGGGCTCCCGATATCATGCGCAGGGCGAGTCAAGCCTACGCTACTGTAGGCTTCGATAAGAATGCTCTTAACTTTTACAATAAGTTTATGATCGGATTCGACAAGGCGTTCCGTGCTAGCGGTACGCTGGACCCGTTCATTAACGCCGAGCGTTTACGTACTGCTGGACGTGCGGAGGAACTTAAGAACCTGCACGTCAAGGACTTGCGTAACCGCTGGGGCAAGGTTAAGAAGGCCGACCGTCATGCTATTTACAGGGCTTGGCGTACAGGTGCCCCGCCGGAGGGTATGGGTCCAGAGGTAGCCGATCTGCTTAACGACTTCGACCGAGAATTAGAGGACCTCGGTAAGTTTATCGACGGCTCTATGGAAGAAGTTTTAGGCAAGACAGACTGGACTCACTTAAATAGGTGGTTGCCTAAGAAGCGTGTTCAGTTAGTTCCTGTAAAGGACCCTAGCCTTCCTGTAGGAAGCCCCGAGTGGTGGCATTTAGCTTTACGTGAGTCGAATGCTACGGATATTGCCGAAGTGCAATTCCAACTTCGTATCGCTAAAGAGAAGATGATCGGTAGGGCTGACTTAGTTAAGAGCATCGAGAGTACCCTCGGTGTGCCTATAAAGGGTGCAGCGGGAGACGCTACATTTTCAAATATCTTGAAGGGTAATCACGGCTATAAGCCGGTTAAGGGTTTCGACGAAAATGTAGTGTTCTCGCCGGATATGCAACGTGACTTAACCAGGTTATTAGAACTTGTAGACGATCAGGCTAAACACGGTGACATTCTGCGAGGCTTCGACAGGGCGCTTAACTTATGGAAGGGTGCTGTTACTGTCTATAACCCAGCGTTCCATGTTAGGAATGCTGGCGGCGATATGTTCGTGTCTTATCTTAATGGTATGTTCGTAGGTAAGCACGGAATGATTCGTGCTATGAAATCTCATCGTGCTGCAATTAAAACCATGAAGAGTGTTAAGTGGGAGAAGATGGACCCCGCTATGCGCATTGCTATCATGGAGGGACAGCACGAGGCTACTGGTATTGGACAGGTTGTACTGAGACTGCACGGTCCTGGGTTTACAGGTATCGGTAAGGACCTTACAGCCGAACAAGTGTGGGGAATGTATCTAAAGTATGGACTTAAGCAATCGTTTACAGCGTCGGAGTTTGGAAAGATTCTTTCGGGAACTAGAGGTGTCCGAGCAGGTACAAGCGTTATTAATGACGCTGTTAGAGGTCTCAGTGAAGGGCGTGAAGACTGGTTCCGACTCGCGCATTTCATCGACGTCTTACAACGAGAGGCTTTGCATGAGCGTTCCTTTGAACGCGCTGCGGCTAATGCCGCGGCCCAGATTAGAAAGTTCCACTTCGATTACACTGATTTCACTCCTTTCGAGCGCTCGGTCCTCGTCCGTGCTATCCCCTTCTACAAGTGGACGCGAAAGTCCCTCCCCTTAATGGCAGAGATGCTGTTCGCTAAGCCTGGGGCTATTAGCGTGTATCCTAAGACTATGAGTAATCTTAGTCAGATGACGGGATTTGAAGTTGGCGCAGACCCGCTCTTCCCCAATAGTGACGCCGTTATTCCCGACTGGATTCGTAACCGTGGAGCGGTGCCGCTCTACACCCATAACGGAAATACAGTATTCTTTGATCCTTCTAACCCGTTTAATGACTCGATTCGTACTTGGCAAGGTAATACACCTACAGAAGCCCTAACAGGTAAGAGTGAAGTCGAAGCATTACTCGGTATGTCTAACCCATTATTTAGGGTGCCTGTGGAAATGGCTACGGGGCATCAGTTCTTTGGTAATCGTGATATTGTCGATAAGACTGATTACCTTGCACAGCAGTCACCACAGAGCGCTTTTATCACTAACCTAATCAATGGGAATAACTCTCAAGGCCCCGTTAATGATCGCTTATCCTCACCGGAATCCTTGAACAAGGTCTTCGGTGGTGGTACGATTGAGAATACGCCAGAACGTCAAAAGGGTGAGTTGCAGCGATTAATCGATATTCTTAATCAGCAACGTAAGAGCACCCGTAAAGAACTAGGGTGGGCGGAACCGCGATGAGTGCTAATGTATAAGGAAACTTTAGATCGATATATCGCAAAGAGTAAGCAGAGGCGTACCAATGCTGACTCTATCATCCAATCTTTTCTTTCTTCTGACGTTAACTCTGGCGCTCCTGTAGTCACCGGTAGCGGTGGAAATAGCGGTATAGGCTCAGCAACCGCATCTCCTACAGGGGCGCATTCGGGTACTGCTAGTGGTCGTAAGTGGGGTAACCCTGATGCTAGCGGTTTCGCAGCAAACTATTTAACGACTATTCGAGCACCTAATGGTCAAAAGGTTACCGTACATAAGAATAGTGCTCAAGCATTCAGCGGATTCTTAGGTGCACTCTGGAAGCAGGGTTATCACTGGAAGGATTTGGGTTCTGTCAACAATAGAAATATTGCTGGTACGAGTACTAAATCTCAGCACGCTTGGGGTAACGCTATCGACCTTGATGCACAGGCTAATCGTGGTGACAGATTAGGCGGCGGCGGTTCTCGCCAGGGTAACTTACCGTCTAACATTAACCAGTTGGCTCGGCGTTTCGGTCTTACATGGGGCGGCACCTGGAAGTCTGCTGACCCTATGCACTTTGAGTACACCAAGCGGTGATGACGTGACATATAAGGAGACCTTAGACAAGTACATTAAGTCTTCACAGTCCCGTAGAACCTCGCGTGCTAAGACAATTTCTGATATGTTAATGACTACCAGCAACCCTGTAGGAAGCAGTGGCTCAGTCGAAGGTTCGGCGCCATATAATCCAGCCGACACAAGCACAGGTCTGGGAAATAAGGGCGGAGGATCATCGTTCCAAAAGTTCATTAACTCAATCGCTAAGCAAGAGAGTGGCGGTAACTACAGGGCAGTAAACAAGTCATCTGGTGCGCTTGGTAAATACCAGATCATGCCCTCTAATGTACCTTCATGGTCTAAGGAAGCACTTGGGCATAGCATTACCCCACAACAATTCCTTAAGAGTCCAAACCTACAAGAGCGAGTTGCGCGTAGCAAACTCTCGTACTATTTCAATAAGTACGGTGCTGCTGGCGCTGCAAAGGCTTGGTATGGTGGGGAAGGTGCGGCACGACGTAGTAGTAATACTCGTCAGGGTGCTTATCCTTCAATTAACGCTTATGCCTCAAGGGTGACCAGTAGGCTAAGATGAATAACAAAATACCACAGACTACTTCGGATAAAATGGTCTTGATGATAGCAGGAACTATTTGTATTTCAGTTCTTACTATAGTAGTTGTGGTTGCAATAATTTCATTCTTATATCCAGATAACAAAGGTGGCTATGCAGCGGTCGCTGACATAGTTAACACTTTGATTAGCCTGTTGGCCGGGTTCCTGGCGGGGCGTACCGAAGCCAGCATACGAGCGCGTCACGACCCCGAGGGGGACTGAAATGTCATCAGCCCAGCAGAGAGGGTGGGGAAACCCTGACGGAGTTGTAGGGGGCCGCACTTATAGACTTCGCTACATTAGGTCATTCACGCATAACGGGGTCACTTTCCCGGCAGGTGCTAACCGGTTAGTGGCCCCGCTAATGCATGCTTTATTAGACGATCTTCATAAGATGGGTTACGTTCTTCACTCGGGATGGTGTTGGGGCTACGCGAACCGAGACATTAGGGGGCTTCCGGGAGTTAAGAGTAATCACAGTTGGGGTCTTGCTCTTGATGTAAACGCACCCGTTAACCCCATGACGAGTGATGGTCGCGTTCATACTAATCTCCCTCCTAACGCTGGTCGTATCGCTAAGCGCTACGGCTTCTTATGGGGAGGCGATTACACCGGTCACCGTAAGGACCCTATGCACTTTGAGTTCATGGGGACCAAAGCAGATGCTCGACGCATGCGTGCCTCTCTTCAACATAAGGATACTACCCCGTCGAAGCCCACGCAACCCCCTAAACCCATTACTTCTAAGATAGGACCCGACGACGTGGAATGGATCGTAGTTAAACAAGGTGACCCAAACGTAGAGCAAGTCCAGACTATTCAAGCGCTTCTTAAGGTACACGGCTACCCAAAGGTTGATACTGACGGCACGTTTGGTCCTGAAACTACTCAAGCAGTTAAACGCCTACAGCAGCATCGTGGACTTAAAGTAGACGGTATTGTAGGACCTACTACATACTATGCCTTATTGAGAGCGAATATCAGGCCATAATACAAAACCTCTTCGACTACTAAACAAAGTAGTCAAAAGAGGTTTTTGTATCTTGACAAAGGGTTAATCCGCAACAATAGTAGATCCTAACGTCCAAAAAAGCGGCGAGGGATATTACCCATGACGGCTCAAGAATGGAAGCACGAAGCAAAATGCGTTAACCTGAGCGTGCCGGAGATTATAGCTACTTTCGATGTAGGTAGAGGAAAGAGCGCTAATCGAGCCCGTAGGTTCTGTTCAAGTTGTCCAGTAAGAAAAGACTGTTTAAACTACGCCTTAGTAAACGGTGATCGCGGAATATGGGCTGGTACTACTGAGGCAGAACGTGACGCTATGGGAATGATTAGAGAGATGCTTATTCAAGACGCTGTATCATTCCATAGATATTCAGATGACTGGCGGATCGCTTTACCCGAACCCACTCAGGAAAGCGTCGAAGTCATCGCCACTTTCATTAATGTCGTCATCATTAACGAAGGCATTGACGTTACTGATACTGACAGAACGATTCTCAGTGACTTGGCTAGTGATGACGAGTTCGCGTTCCTTCAAGACCCTGAGTGTGTCAGGAGATACGCTTAAAGGCTCTGATGCGATTGCACGAGCCTCTTCTAACATAGAGCGCTCTAATCTCTCCTGGCGACCCTTGGGGGTATCAGGATAGTCCCACTGTGTCTCGATGCCAGGAATGCGATAGTAATAGCGCTCATTTGGCTGCTTATTCCAGTCCCATTCGATGCCGTACTCTCGTAGCAAATAAGTAGCACGACAGGCATCAGAGCAGAGTGTAACGTTGCCTCGGTTAACTAGAAAGTCTTTGGAGCAGTTCTTACAAGAACGCTCAACAAAAACACTAGGTCGTTCGAGATAGGCAATTACAGCCTCAGCCTCACGACTACTGTTTTGGTGATCTATTGATAACGGAGCCGTCTCGCTCGGCGGGGGTGTGTCCATCCCAAATAGGGCCGCTAGTTGTTCCCGGCGACGTGCTTCCTTCTTTGACTCTTTCATTATTTATCCTGTTCACCTTATCGCAGTTCTCGCTACAAATGTCTGTGTCAAGCCTAATAATCATGCGGGGTTCTTTTCCGCAAATCTTACATCGGCCTCTCATTATTCCCTCCTTGCCTGTTGTGGAGAACGTACACCATTCTTTTGAAGATAATGCACGCCATGTACGTAAGCATCAGTCTCATGCGTTAAATCTTTGTTCTTGGGGACTGGTATGCCTGCCCACAAATACCCAACAGGTTTGATACTGTTTCCTTGTAGAACAAGCCCCACCTTATTTCTGTGCGCCCAAGATTCAATCCTACCGATTGTCTTGGCTGTCTCGGCTCGGGAACCTTGATGTTTAGAAGCACCGAAGTTTCTTCCCTTAACGATGCCGATACGATAGTCCTCTACGATGATTTTCTGTAGAGTACTAGTATCGAATACCTCAAGCCAATCAGTAAGTTGATCGACACCAATAACAGTACCCATAGTAATTAGATCGCCGGACTCTTTGAAGGTAGCCCAGCCATTAAACCGTTCGCCGGGATCGATTGCTAAGTAGTATGCATTGTCACTTTGCAATTCGAGCCCACCTATCAAATAGGTTGTTCCAATTCTTTTTGTCTTGTTCTTCGTCGGTAAGAGTTTTCTTCCTACAGTGCGCGCACCACTCTGTAGGGAGGTCGGTAAGCGGGCAGCGTTTTTCAATTGAAGGCTTAAGCATTCCATACCTTTCCTTCGACGGCTAACTTAACACCGAAGTCGGGGAAGTTAGTCATGCGCTTCTCAATCTCAGGACGGTACTTGTCAATCATACCCTTACGGATACGAAAGACTATCTCATCGTGTACTTGGAGGACCATCCTACAGTCACCATGCTCTGACAAATCCTCAACCTCTCGGCAGGAGAGCATAGCATGTTTAACCAACTCAGCAGCACCCCCTTGCAGAATTGAGTTAAAAGCCTTGTAGTATTTGTCGTCCCACGCAAAGTGACGTCGCCTACCTGTCCAATAACGTACAAACTTACGTTGTCTGGCAAGGTGTGTCGCACGGTTACTGGCGCCTCGGATACCTGGAATCGAGCCAAGGAAGTTGGCATACAGGTCCTCAATTTCGTGAGACTTACGGTTCAGCGTATAGGCGATCTTATCTAGTCCGGCACCGTAAATGTTGCCGTAAGTGAACGTCTTACAGGTCTGGCGCGGTACTTCAATACGACTTGACATAGTATTGAACACATCTTGACTAGGATCATTGAAAGTATCAATGAGCCATTGGTCCCCACCATACGCCGTACCAAGACGAAACTCCAACTGAGAGTAATCAAAACCCCATAGGTCGCAACAGTCACAACCCGTATTAAACATCCTTTTAGCATCACCGTTCCATTCTTTACTGCTCTTACGTGGAATCTGTTGCATATTCGGACCACTACTACTTAGTCTGCTTGTGACTGTACCATGCTGTTTATAATTGGTGCGGATACGCCCATCAGGGCTGAGTAACCGTAGTGTCGGTTCGTACAATAGGCCACAAGCGGTCTGCCAGCCCCGATATTCAAGTACCAACTGTGCTGTCGGATTGTCACTTGCAGATAAAAGTACATCATACTCTTCCATGACACGCTTGTTAAGTGAGGGTCTGCCGGTCTTTTTAGATACTTCTAGTACAGGGAACTTTAGTTCCTCGAAAAATAGTTGTCGGAGATTAGTAGGTGTTGGCTCGAATCCAAGTTGCTCTGTAATGTCTCCCATTCGAGCACGACCTTTGTGAAGTTTGCGTTCGGCAAAATCTGTGTCAACGCCAACTCCTTCACATTCCATGTTAAACAGTACGTCTGTAAATTGCGACTCAGTATCCCAGAGGGTATCAAGTTCTTGCTGTTTGAGTTTTCCCCAAAGTACCTCACTATGCAACCTTAGAGGTAATTCTGCATCTTGACGAGCATACGGAGTCATCATATCGACGGGTACTGTACCCCATCCGTATATCTCGCCCCATCGCTTTACTTCAGCACCCTTCTTTTCATCACTAAGTAATGTTTTACTAAGCCAATCAAGTTCTTTACTCGGCCATTCTTCATTAACCATCTGTGCTTCAATCATGCAACAAAACTGACGCTTGCGCATGACTTTATTAGAATCGATACCTACAGACTCAAGAGAATGCTTATCAAACTTACGGTGGTGCCAAACAAGAGGCTTGCGACTAAGCACATCACAGAGACGCGCCAAAACTTTAGGGCTAAGATTCCCCCTCTCGACTTGGTGAAAAAAAGGAAAGTAGCCGCTAAAAATACCAAGGTCACCGATCCGATAAGCAACACTAATACCAATGAGGCTATCTCGCCCATCCTTAATCCTATCGATTCCGGTAGTTTCGGTATCTACACTAATAAGGTCAGCGTCAAGCATCGCCGAGAGATGCTTGTCAACAGAAGTTTCGTCCATTACATTAGACCTTGAAGGTTAGTAGTTTCAGGTGGTGGCTCAGGTGTAGAGGTATTCTGACCCTTCTTATTAATTGCGTTAAGAGGATCGTCATAAAGGTCTAAGTCAACCGGAACCCCTGGACTGGGCTTATACGTGATAGTCTTGGGTACGAGTTTCACTTCCTGTAGGCGGATAAAGTCTAGGTCAGGCAGACGTTGAATGTGATACGGGTCTGTCATCTCAGCCAGACGAATCTTCAAATAGGTAATCTCAATCTTGTCCTTAGCCGGCCATAGCAGTACAACAGTAGTGGCTCGGTTGTAAAGGAATTGATTACCGTAAACATCGTCTAACTTGTTAGGCTTTTTGTTGTCACCCTGAGCCTTACGCTGGTGGTGAATGTACCACGTCCAGATATCATACGTGACTCTTAGGTGATCGTTAAACCCCATGAGGGCTTTAGTTGGACCTTCCTGAGAAATGTCACCGCTAGTAGCCGAACCTACTGAATCGAAGATAAGACCGTCAGGATTATGGAACTTAACCAAATCAGTAAGTACGCGCTGACCGTCAGGAGTATCGAGGTGAAGAGGCTCACCAATAGGAGCAACAACAACATTCTCTTCAAGTATAGCAAGGTCCTCTACACTTAACCCTCTCGACATAATCTCCATAAAATACTTGATACCAGCGTGATTCATTTCCGCAGAAATAAACAAAATCTTCTGTGGCTTGACAGCCTCGTAGCCTAAGTAGTTAAGCCCTCGCGCTAAGTTCATAGCCCAACGTAGGGACCACTGAGTCTTACCAACACCTGACGGGCCTACAGTAAGCAGGTATCCGTTAGCCTCAAGCAGACCTTCAATAACCCATTCCAGTGTAATCTCGGTCTGCAACAATGAATGCCAACCGAAAACAGGAATGACGTTATCGTTAATCTCTCTCGCAGGATGCTTAATCCTTACGCGAGATACTAGGTCTATGAGTCGCTTATGCCGGTCACTACGTCCTTTGAACTTACCCCATCGGTCATCCGCATTCCGTACAACGCTGTAAATCTCTGCGTCTGCCATTCCCATTTCGGCACAGTAATATCCCAATGCCATGAGGGCATCGGATCGATCGGAGGGGTCTTTACTGCGATACAGGTTAATGGCTTCTTGGGGCCAAGCATACGTGAGAATAACGTCCGCAACGTCGGGGATGACAGATGCCGGTTGCTCAGCATCATCAACAGTGAGTATGACTTCACTATTGAAAGAGTCAGCCCCATACGCGAGAGCGGCTTTATTCTTGATAAACGTCGTAGCATCACGTTTGTGATTAAGGGTGCTGGGGGGACGTAAAACACGATTGGCGTTCCAGCATCCGTAATCGCCATCAAACTCGTAGGCAAGCCATTTCGTGAGCGACTCAATATGAGTGACTTCAGTAATGGGCTGTGCAAGTCTCCAATACCAATGTTCGTGACCCGGCTTGGAGGATTGGACAACAAGCGATGGAACGTTAAGTCCTGCACTCGGATCGGACTGTTTGGGTGCGTTACCATCAAAGTCAACCCACACTACGTTAGTTGCGGCGAAATCTTCCTTTAGTCCACTCGGCTTGCTGAACATGGCTGGCGCAATATATACCTCCCGCGCCGTAGTATTAGCCTCGATAAATGCAATAGCATCATCGCGCTGAGCAGGCCACTGGAAGTACTCTTGGTGCCAATCAGAACTGTTCGGGTCTTTAGTAGGAACGTAAATCCAACCCGTTAAGTTACTGTACAGCCAATCCAGAAAGTCGTGAACTTCATTCGTCGAGTCCACGGCTTGCAACACGTTCGCCGCCTTTCGTTAAGTGCGTCGTTCATCTGTAATCTTTCGTATCGTCATCAATATTACAGTCCCGTCCTTTACATAATCAAGCAGAGAAGCAATCAGATCATTTACCTGAAGTTGTCTGAGACTATAGAAGTCAGTCATCACCTTACCATCAAAATCACTTTCCCAAACTATCTCACCGTGGTACATTAATTACCTGCAAACACTACCATGATGATGATGCCGACCAAGATACCCACGATTAACACTAACAGTGTCCAACCATCTGTTCTCATAACCTCTCCTATAATTATGTTTCACCAGTCGTGCAGACAAAGCGGACAGTATGTAATGTCGAGTACGGAACGTACCTGTACTTCATCAGTCAGAAGCAACTCGTTCTTAATCTGTGACTGTAAGTCTTGGTTCACAATGTCCATCTTCAAGTTGTAAACGTGACCACACTCAAAGCAAATGCGAAATGAATCTGAGAACACAGGCTCATCTGCATCATCAATAACGCAAGGACTAATGCCGATCTGCTTATACATTAAAGTTGTCATGTGCCACAGGTGGGATTTGAACCCACACTTGCGAGATTTTAAGTCTCGTGCCTCTGCCAATTGGGCTACTATGGCTAAGGTCCGACAGGGGCTCTGCCGTCATGCTTCACCCCTGCCGGACTGTAACCCCTACAGAGGACGGAGCAACCGGAAACCTCTGAGGGGCTTTTAGCCCTACAGGATAGGCAGTTCCCAATACCTACCCTGTAGGAGTCTAATTACATCAGGTTACTGACACCCTGCCCACTGGCACTTACTGACTGAGGCGCAGACATAGCAGCGCCCTCCATAGCCTCGGTAGGGCTAACCTCAGTAGGAGTGGCACCAGCAATAACGTTGCCGGTAGCCTCATCACGCAGTACAACGTCAACGACGTTCTGATACGAACCCTTGTGGCGGATCGTAATGTAAACACACAGACCCGCAACATCACCGGGGTCGAGGTCATTAATCTTCGACTCCGGCACACCAAGACCGAGTACGCGCTTCTTCATCCAAGCCTTGTTAGTGTCGGTCGCGTCGCTAAGGGGATACCACTCGTCCTGGGTACGACCAGCGTACTGAGTGGAGTCCTTGTCAATCTTGTAGGTGATAACCCATGCGGTGTTACCATCCTTCTTCTCGACAATCTTACTGTCGGTCAGCCAACCCGGCCAACGACCATCGCCAATGTAGTTAGGGTCGGCCTCAACCTTGTCGAGCCCAATGTCATTCAGGAATCCCATTGTATTTCTCCTTCTTAATTAAGCGGTCTTGTTGAAAGCGGTAAGCAGGTCGTTAAATGTAGGGTTCTCGATGATAGGCGGTAGTCCTCCGATACGGGTCTTGGCAGTTACGGTGTTGGTGGGATGCACCTGCAACTTAGCAGTGTCATTATCCAATTGCATGTACCCAACAACATCAAAGATGCCAGCAAGAGTACCAGCAAGTTTAGGAGTGAGGTTGGGCCGCACAAGTAGACGACCAGTGCTCTCATCCTTCTCTTCCTTAACGTGACAGGTAACAACGACGTGCATAGGCAGGTCACGGAGTGCACTGGCAAACTGTCGCATGTGCTCGGTGCTAACGTTGTAGTCAGCACCAATAGGCAGGTACTTGTTACGGCTCGCATCCTTGGCTGCCTCGGCCGCGACAATCTCGTCGAGGTCACGCTTAGACAACTCAGAGAACGAGTCTACACAAACAGTCTCTCGATCCTTAAGCGCAGGGATATCGTCCTTACGAGCAAGGTACTTAAGCAACTGTTCTGCCTGGAAGATAGAACGGAAGTCAAGTACCTGAACCTCTGGCACCAACTGTGGGTGATTACGGATGGAGTGCGTACCCTTCTCAATGTCAATGATGAGCGGCTTAGGGGCCGTCGCCATAAACACAGTCTTACGAGTACCCGGCATCCCGTAAATCAGTACCTTGATGAACTTAGTGTGCGCTTGAACCCCGCCGATCCTTGCCATAAGCAAGTCCAACATTTCGTCTGCCTCTGCCACCTTGGCGGCAAACTCGTTGCTCACCGGGGCGGCAGGGGGGTCAGAAACAGCAGCCACAGTAGCCACAGCAGCGGCAGTAGTCTCCGGTATGTCTACTACTGTCGGAGGGTTATCGCTAAGTAGAGCATTAACTTCATCATCGCTAGTTGTAGTCATTACATCAGTTCCTTTACGTCAACAACAGCATCGTCGTTGTAACCATAGGTACGTTTCTTATAGTCTGTTTGTACTAGGTACTCGATAGTACTCCCATCTAATTCAGCAATACACAGATTCTTAACACTACACGATCGGCATATCATCTTGTTAGCCACGCGAGTAGCGAGACGTGCTCTAACCTCTGGCGGTTGCGAACGGTAGTGTACAATTTCCTCGGCGCTAACAATGTGCTCCTGTAGGAAGCGCCTAATCTTAGCCAACGATGGACGTTGTTCGGTACGTCGTAGTAGATCATCCGTACCAGGATTCTTAAGTTTACGTGTCCGTAGTTGATTAAGGATACAGTGATCTACACTGTACCCCTTGTTACGTAGGGCACCAATGTATTTAGGAAATTGAGGATTCAATGCCAAGTCATCCTCAGTCCAGAAGTCATACGTAAACTTGTGGTCAACGAGGATAATCTTACCTGTACGCTTGTCCCTAACGAGGGCATCAAGACGCATAGGCATATCGTAATTAGGATTCAGAGGGAGATCATGCTTAGTCTCAACCTCAATGATATCCCAGTTAGGAATGTCACCTTGCACCATGACATAGTAGACGTTCAGAATCTTACGAACGTCCATGACGATTTCCATAGCGTATGTAACTGTATCAGTCAACGCTCGCTGTAGGACTTCATCACTTGCTGCCTGTGCAAGTACAATGTCACCGGTCTGACCGATAACTGTATAGAACGCAGCGATAGCATCGTGACCTAGGATGCCACGGCTCAAAGGATCGCTGTGCCTAATAGGTTGCAACGACATATCAAACTGATAGCGGTACGAATTGCGGCACATAAGCCACGTACCAACTTCCGAGTTAGATATGTGTCGTATTTCTGTTTGAGTAGCAGTTGCCCCGTCAGACAAGGTTGCCCCGTCCTCGCTACTAACCGAGAGTAGCATATCAGACTTCATTGTATGTCCGTAAGTTGTGAGTGTATCAGGTCTGTCAAGGATTTCAGATTATTGGTAATTTTTTGAGCGAGGGGACGGCGCTATTTCCACCCTTATTCTTGGACGCTCCTGTAGGCAGGTCCGGCTTCTCGATTTTAGGACGTTGGAGATTTACGTTTCCGCATTCGGTACACATATAGGTACGGTATATGCTACGATCAATCGGGAAAGCAGGCTCGACTCCATCAATGCGCTTTACTTCAAAAGCAGAGCCTTCTTGAATCGTTACCTTCTTACAGATAGAACACTTAATCTGAGCATTATCTAAACGTATACTTGGGAAAAGTCCGAACCTAATCACAGCCTGAGCAGAGTCCCCATCTATCGACGATTGCCCATCGTTCACAGGATTCACATTCATTAACGTGCCTCGCTAAGTTAGTAGAAGTTGGCAGCCTACAGATATTACAGATACCTGAGTTGGTAAACGGAGCAGGTACATTTGTAGTAGTGAAACCTTCACGCTTGAGACAGTTGCAGGAGACTTGATACATTAACTCTGCTCGCGTGTTGAAAGTCTCCTGCAACGCCTCGTCTAATGTCAGCCCTCTACGTTCGTATGTAGTAGGCATTAGTCCTTAGTCTTAGAGTCGATTGCCTCGCCTACTGCATCAACGAAGGCGTTAACCTTGTCAAGAAAGTCGGGGCTGTTAGCGTCAGCAATATCACAGGGCTTCTCGTCAGCAAGGTTCTTGTTAGCGTCGAGCCACTCCTGAGCAAGTTCCGTATCGGACTTCTCAGTGTAAGGGCTGGTAGCAATAGCCGCTGCAACATCAGGTGCCTCAAATACAGACTCCGGCTTAAGTTCTCCAAAGTTGTGAAGCAATACCTCAGCGCTAGCCGTAGTAACGTACCTCTCATGGAAACCAGCACTCGTACCGTACAACTCAAACATAGCGCGGTTAACAACGTCGAATGAGCGTACAACTTCACTAGCAAAAGTGGCTGGGCTTGCGTTAGCGTCAAGGCTAATCATCTGATTGATAGCGTTGACGAGACACGGTGAACCGTTGTAACTGTCGGTCCCGTACACCATCTTGATCTGACCATCCCTTACAGCCTCAAGGGCCGTAACGAATGCGCGCTGGACACCCCACGGCATCTCAGCCGTAGCATTAGTCCAATGCTTAAAGTCGATTCCCTTACTAGTCATTACGACCTCTCTTGACCTACTGGTTGCTTTGTACTAAAAAGTATACCACAGATAATACGTTTGTCAATAGGCAGTATTACTCGATAATAATTTCGTCTCTAACACCAGGTGTAGCAGGTGTAACAGGTGTATTGGGTGTGCCGCCTACAGGGGTTTCACGCGAAACATTGGTATCGTCAGTCCACCAATGCTGATCGTTATAGACGCGCTCAGCAATATCCTCAATAGT